AAAACCAAAACCAAAACGAAAACGAAAAAAAGCGAATAAAAAAACATATTACGTTAATCCAAAGGAATTTCTACAACTTTTAACAGAGTATTACACATCTGACGATTTAATTGATGAACTAGCTACATCAGTATATAAAATTGCCGTTGGTTTAAGTTACTCTCCTAATTTTATAAATTATAGTTATAAGGATGTAATGATCGGTGACGCTGTAGTAAAGATGGTAGCAGCAGTAAAAAATAAAAAATTTAGGCTCGACTCTGGATCAAATCCGTTTTCCTATTTCACTACCATTGCTTATCACGCATTCATTAACAGGATCAAAAAAGAAAAAAAATATAGAGAGACAATTAGCGACTATCAAGAGCAAATTTATGGAGATATGGCAAGAGATGTGGCTATAGAAAATAAAGCTCCTGCTAAAGATTACGACAAAGAGTTATACATTTAATGTCGGAGAGTAGCAACAAAAAAATCGGATTCTTTTCTGATTTACATATAGGTATACATCAAAATAGTGAAAAATGGCACGAAGTCGCATTCGAATGGGCGGAGTGGTTCACAAACGAGTTAAAACAACAAGAAATTACTAAGTTAATATTTGGAGGTGATTTTTTTCATTATAGAGATGAAATAAATGTAAAGTCACTTTATTTTGCAAATACTTTATTAGACTTATTTAATGATTTTGACATAATCATGATTCCAGGTAATCATGATGCATATTATAAGGATAACTCAACTGTACATTCGCTATCTATATTAAGCAATAGAACTAACATTACTATATTCGATAAACCTACAATGTTAACTCTATTTGATAAAAAGGTAAGCTTCTGTCCGTGGGGTACCCCTTTAAAGAACATACCTAAGTGTGATTTATTAATAGGACATTTTGAAATTCAAAATTTTAATTTTAATAGTTTTAAAATATGTGACTCTGGTATTGAGTCATGTGATTTATTACTAAAATCAGAACTTATATTATCTGGTCATTTTCACAAACGACAAAGACGAAAATATTCGAACGGAGAAATAATATATGCTGGTAATCCTTTTGAAATGGATTTTAATGATGTTGGCGATCAAAAAGGGTTTTATATATTAGATTTTAATCAAGAAAATATACAATATGAATTTATTAATAACAATATATCACCGATTCATGTAAAAGCAAACTTAAGTCAATTAGAGAGCTTAAAAAAAATAGCAAATGATAAAGGATGGTCAAAGCTAGCTATTAAAATTATTATTGATAAAGATGTTAAAACAAATTTACTTGATAAAATAATTGCATCAATCAATTTCGAAGCGCCATTTTCATTAGTAACAGATTATTTATATAAATTTAATGTCGGTGATGTTCATCTAACAAACGAGCTTGGTGACTTGAATATCAAACAATGTATTATAGAATATATAGACTCGTTAGATATAGACAATAAAGAAGAAGTAACGTTAAAAACCGTAGGTTTATATAATCAGTTTGCATGAAGTATATAAATTTTAATACAATAAAAATAAGTAACTTCCTATCGATAGGAAAAAAGCCAATTGAAATTAAATTTCAAACAGGTTTAAATATAATTACCGGAGTTAACAAAGATAAAGAAGATAGAAGGAATGGTGTTGGTAAGTCAACAATCGCTGATGCTATACATTTTGCTATTTTTGGAGAGACAATACGAGAAGTTTCAAAAGATTTTGTTGTAAACTCTATAAACAAAAAAAATACATGCGTAGAAATATGGTTTTCAATAAACGAAAACAATAAAACAAATAACTATCGAATTGTACGTAAATTAAAACCTACAAAATGTTATCTGTTTGTCGACGATGTTGACATAACTGAAAGCACTATACCTAACACTAGCAAAAAGATAAAAAAAATACTAAGCTGTTCTCCGGAAGTATTTCAAAATTGCGTCATAATGTCACTTAATACTACGCTACCGTTCATGGCTCAAAAAAAAGTTGAAAAGAGAAAGTTCATCGAAGGTATATTAAATTTAGAAATCTTTTCTGATATGCTTTTAAGTGCTCGATCCGAATACAATGACGTACAAAAAAATTATGAACACATTACAAAGGATTTTGATCATGCAAATAATATTTTAAAGTTATTACAAGAACAAAAAGATAAAATTTTAATTAACATTACTGAGCAAAAGACTAAAATTAAAGAAAGAATAACAAGTATAAATGAAGATATAGAAAGTAATACATTAAAAATAAACCCTATTAATAAAGAATTATATAATAAAAGTAACGATAAATTATATTCTATAAAGAATAAATTAATCAAAATACAAACACAACTAGATTCTAACTCAATTAAGACTACTCAGCATCAGACTGAAATAAAATTTTATAAAAAACAAATTACAAGTATTGGTACTGATGAAGACACTTGTCCTATATGTTTACGACAACTTACAAATAAAGATAGAAGTCATATAAAAGAAGAAAAAAATAAAATTAAAAAAGATATTGATAATTGCGAACAAGATATTGAAAGTCTACATCAACAACAAAAAAATACTATTAAGCTTAAAGAGAGTAATATTTCTGCAGAATCACAACTTAATGAATATATATCTACTATAAAAACAGTACATAATAATAATAAATTAACAACAACATATATTCATAATCTTAAAACTGATCTTAATAAAAATAAAGAAGAATTACAAGAAGTAACAGAAAAGGAAACTAACTTAGAAATAAAAGAGCTAAATAACAAACTAAAAATTAAAACAAAAGAAGTAGATGAGCTAGAACAAACATCAAACAATATACATTCAGATTTAGAAATTTTAGAAATAGTAAAATATATTCTATCAGAAGAAGGTGTAAAATCGTTTATTGTAAAAAAGATTTTAGATATCTTAAACAAGCGATTATTATATTATTTGCAGAAAATGGATGCAAACTGTATATGTAGATTTAATGAATATTTTGAAGAGGAAATCGTTAACGAAAAAAATGAAGAATGTTCTTATTTTAATTTCTCTGGAGCTGAAAGAAAAAATATAGATCTTGCTATTTTATTTACATTTATAGATATGAGGAGATTACAAGGTGATGTAGCATATAACTTATTAATGTTCGATGAATTATTAGATAGTTCATTAGATGAAAAGGGAGTAGAATTAGTGTTAAATATAATTAAAGAACGAATAGATCAACATAAAGAAAGTATATATGTTATTTCTCATAGAAAAGAATCAGTTAAAGCCGCTACTGGTGATGTTATCGTATTAGAAAAAAAGAATAGTATTACTACACGTGTGGATTTATGTAATAATTAGTAATAAGTTTATATAATGATTACACCTTTTCAGAGAACAAATCAACTTCCATTCGCACCCCCATTAGTTGGAAACCCGTCTCTCACTTTACCGCGGCTTAGTACACCGAAACCAACAGGTCACGCTGCTCCAGATCTTCCTAGAGGATTAAACTTTTATGCCGATTATTCTGGTTGTGGCCACTGGAGAATGATATGGCCTGAATTATTACTTAATTGTTTTGGTAAAGCAAATGTTCAAGGCGGTACTGTAATGATCGGAGATAAAAATTTTTATAAAGGAGTTAAAACAGTTCGAATTCAACGACAAGCAACTGAATCTCAAGCAAATTATATAAAATGGTTACATGAGTTAGCTAAAGAGCTTAACTTTAAAATTATATACGAAATAGATGATATAATATTTAAAGAAGATATACCTCATTATAATAAATTTAGATTTGCATTCGAAGATCCAAAAATAAGAAAAACAAGTATGGAAATTATGCAGTTATGTGATGAAATTACTGTAACTAATAAATTCATGCAAAAGTATTATATTGAAAAAACAGGAAATAAACATGTAACAGTAGTGCCTAATTTTATTCCAAAATTTTGGATGGATAGATATTTTGACATCGCGAAAATTAGAGATAATTATCTGAAATATAAAAAGAAACCTCGAGTGGTTTATTGTGGAAGTGGTGCTCATTTTGATATTGAAAATAGAATTAAACAAAAAGATGATTTTTATCATATGAATGATACGATAAGAAACACAATAGATAAATTTCAATGGGTATTCGTAGGTGGCTTCCCACTAACTCTAAAAGATTTAATTCAGCAAAAAAAAATCGAATATCATACATGGACTGATTTAGTAAACTATCCTGAATATATAAATAATATGAATGCTACAGTGTTTTATGCTCCGTTAGAAGATAGTAATTTTAATAAAGCAAAAAGTGATTTAAAATTTATTGAAGCGTGTGCACTAGGTATACCAAGTATTTGTCAAGATTTATGTACATATGATTCTGCGTTCCATAAATTTAAAACCGGAGATGATTTAATAAACAAAATAGAAATCTTAACTAAAGACTCTAAAAAATATTTTAAAGAAGTAAAACGAGCTCGACAATATATGAAGTCCCGGTGGATGGAAGATAACATTAATTTTTACACTGAATTATACTCATTTCCGTACGGTCATCCAAAAAGAAAAAATCTTAATCGCTTAAACGAAATTAGTTGACTTATTGTTTCATTTTCTCTATACTATAAGTAATGTATAGAAACTTAGCATACATACCAAATCAACGCGTAATGCGGCTTTATACATGGGATGAAAACGGCTCTAGAATAGAAACCGACTGCCCATACCGGCCATATTTCTATTCTGAAACTACTTCAAATCGATATGATGCAATATCATTATATGGAACAAAACTGCGTAGATCTGTAGCTAATAGTGAGTTAGATAGAAGAAAAAAAATTGATGATCTTAACGATCACAAGATTTATGAAAATATTTCTCCCTATCAACAATTTTTAGTTGATAGGTTTTGGGAGGTCCATGAAAATGATAATTTTAGTAAATTCCCGTTAAAAATTTGGTTCTTTGATATTGAAACATATTCCCCTGATGAGTTTCCAAAGCCAGAAGAAGCGAGCCATCCTATTAATGTAATTACAGTTTATGATACTGTAGAAAAAATGTATTTTACATGGGGAATTAACAAATATAAACCAAAGTCCAATGACGTAAAATATGTTCACTGTAAGACTGAAACCGAATTATTACAGAAATTTTTAGATTTTTATTGCAAAGAGCAACCTGATATTTTATCTGGGTGGGCTAGTGAAGTTTTTGATATTCCGTATGTAATTAATCGAGTTAGAAACATACTAGGTGAAGACGCAACTCGATTATTTTCCCCGGTCCATGATGAAATTATGAAGCCAATCTATCAACGAGTGTATCGTGGTAACTTTGGTAAGCAAACGTCGAAATATGTAGTTGAAGGTGTGTCTATGTTAGATTATCTTGATGTGTATAAAACCTTCAGTCTGGGCATGAAAGACAGTTATAAGCTGGATAACATAGCTCACATAGAACTAGGAGAGAACAAGGTAGATATAGGAGAAACTAACCTTGCAACACTGTCTATAGAGGATTGGGACAAGTTCGTTGACTATAATATTCATGATGTACGACTACTGGTAAAACTAGAAGCAAAGCTTATGTACATGGACTTAGCAAGAATGCTGTCGTATGTAGGTTTAACTCCGTTTAACGCAGCTTTAGGTACTATTAGTACAGTAAACGGTAGAGCTATTGTGGAGGCAAGAAAGTCAGACCCGCCTAGAGTTATTCCAACTTTTATAAAAGGTGACGACGGCTCCGGTAAGTATGAAGGTGCATATGTAAGTGAGCCTAAACCAGGATTTCAAAAGAATATTATATCATTTGACGCGAACTCTCTATACCCTAGTACTATGATAGCTTTGAATTTAAGCCCAGAGACTAAGGTTGGTAGTATTGTTGGTACTGACAAAGATAAAGATAAAGTATATATAAAGACAGTAAATAACAAAGATATTGAGATGTCTTATGGG